GTCTTTACGTGTACCGTTAGTTGTAATACTAACCCAACTGACTCCTTGATTTTTACAGTAATTAACCAGCTCTTCAAACTTAGGATGCACAGTAGGTTCGCCGCCTGTAAAACTTATACGAATAGGTTTACCTATTTTTAATACTTGATCAACGGCTGATTTAAGTATTTCTATATCAGTATGCTCACTAGTGTTGTCATGTATACTAGCCGGACAATAACTACAATCGTAATTGCAACGCTTGCCAAGGTTCCATTCTATCTTAACACTATTCTGATGAGGCCATCGACTGGTTACTTTAAACATACGGTTTAAACTCTGGAACTACATCTAATAGTTTTTGATTACGTGTGGCATCTAGTGCAAAATTAAATTCTAAAAAGTCTTGCCATAAATGATGTTGGTCTTTCATTAAGTAATTAACATTATCCATTATTTGCTGTTCAGTAATTTTTAATAGTATCGGGTGTTTCTTAATCATTTCAAATTCAGACAATCGTGATTGTACAGCCAGTAATTTTTCCACAGCTACCATTCTAAGTTCTAAAGGCAATACTTGTGCTGATAAACAAGTTGGATAACTGACGCGATGACTATAGAAAACAATATTAAGTTTTTCAAGAAAATATTCTATGCATTCTGCTACTTGTAATATGTTACCGGCTTGTGCTGTAAACGCACCTACTATTCGGCTAACGTTTGGAATACTCTGTATTTCTCGTATATTTTTTTCAACTTGATCAAAATCGCTGTTGCCGCGAATGTAATTGTAAACATTGCCAATGCCATCAAGACTGACGTTAACGGCAATACTTCTAAAATGAGGCCAATAGTCATGTATAGTTCTTCCTTTGCTAATACCTAGTGTAGTGCCATTAGTGGCATATTTTAATTCTATCTGATGTCCATATGGTTTTAGCATATCGAGAATTTTATAGTGTTGTGGGTCCATTAAAGGTTCACCGCCAGCAAACTCTACTCGTCTAAAATGATGTAGTAATTTTTCAAAACTATCCCACCAATTATCTGAATCATCAAACGGCCCTATATACTGACCTGGTTTATCAACTAATCCTTCGATTGTAGGAACAAGATAATTTTTTTCTTTTTTATAAAACCCTACAACTTTATCCCAGTCATTCCAATTTGTGCTATCTAGTGGGTTGCACATACGGCATTTAAGATTACACAAGTTGTTTAGTTTAATTTCCATAGTAGGAAATGTAAAAGGCATTCTGTAATCTACACCTAGCATATCTAAGTAATCTGAATATAGATTGATACGTGCTTCAGGAATGTCTCCTTTAATATGACGCTGACGCAAACTTTCTACACCCTGGTCTTCTAATTGAAAGCACGGCATACACTCTGGTGGACGTTGTCCCTTAATAACTTGTTTACGAATGCGCCTCATAGTGGTATTATTCCAGATTTCTTCTAAGCTATTCTTTTGAATAAATCCAATTGGTTGGCTACGACAGCACACCTTTACAGCACCATCTTCTCTTGTTGCTAGTCCTGTGAAAGGATGCATACAGAATGTTTTACTTTGTTTGTTCAATTGCCCATGCCCTTTCTTTACACCAAAAACAGTTATTACATATTGGAACATATTGCCCTGGTGTATAATTTTTATAGTTTAAATCTTTAAATTCGCCTTCACAACTACGAGTAATATCTAATAATTCTTGTAAGTCTAATTCTTTATATTTTAACATAATCCAAGACTTGTCCACGAACCTAAATGGATGACTTGCTATTATGCCCATGTGTATCGTGTATTCTAAATGTTTGTTTTCTTTAGTAGGTTCAATATCTCTTTCAATCATCCTGTTAAAAAATGCCTGTGGTGGATTCCGAGTAACTCCGTTATAATAAACTTCACATTGTTCGTTAAAACAAATAAATTCAGCGTAAGATCGTTTTTCAATATTATCGCCAGATACTTTTTTGCCGTACTCGTCTGTTAAATTTGGGCCAACACTACCATACTCTAATTCAGGAGGAATAAAATTAGTATGTCTTTTAAATGTTATATTGTTAAATCGATTAGATAACCAGTTGTAAACACGGGTGGCATCATTTTGTTGCCATGGGCGTGTCTTCCAGCATCTTATATGATTTATAATGTGGATAGTAACATCAGATTCTGTTATCATGCTACACACCAAAAAAGATAACAATGCCGAATCTGCACCCCCACTTAGACTAATAGCAATATTTTTCCAGTTTTTATCAAATGGTATATTAATATTCATAAATATATTTAATGTTATCAATACTACCTCAGAATTTTTCTTTAGCTCCTATAATTGCACAAGTGAGCGCACTAGGCAATGTTCGAAGATTGGACTTAAATTTGCCTAAAGGTGAATTTTTTGGAGATCCATGGGAATTAAAACCAGAGATAAAAAACACTCCTTTAGGTAACGTGCTAGAAAGTTTAGGAGATATTGGACAAGCAAGGCTACTGACATTAGAATCTGCTGAAAGTTATACAGCGCATTGCGACCCTGATGATCGATTACATCTTGCTATTATTACTAATCCTTACAGCTTTCTTGTTGATATAACTGATAACAAGTTATTTCATTTACCTGCGGACGGACAACTATGGAAAATGGATACTGGTAAAATTCATGTTGCCGTCAACTGGGGTGCAAGAGCACGTATACATTTGAATATCAGAGTACTACTTCCAAAATATAATCTCAACCGATCATCGTTGCATATTAAAGTGATCGACGGCGACTATGATTGGAAACAACTAGTCTATACTCCTATAATGCAAGTAATTAATAAAAACATTAAGACGGGATATGTCTATGGGTTTAAAAGTATTAACGAAAAAGAAGTTATTATAAACACTGATATGCCTGAAATATTTGATTCAGTATTTTCTGATATAGAACATTCTGGAATACAACTATCTAATAATTTTACTAAAGTTTGTAGCACAACTTTTAACACATACTAATTTAGGGTCTGTAGTAAAATGTTTAGGCAAATTACTATTCCATTTTGAATTTGCGATTGCAGTTTCTATGTTGGTTCCATTAAGGTCAATCATGCCTATGTCCTTGACAATGTCATAGGAAGATTGAGACAATCTATCTCGTAGTATTTCTTCTTCCTGGGATTGTATTTCTACATATCTGCTGTTGTCGATTGAACTACTTACCCAACAGCATGGATAAACGTGGCCTTGACAGTTGAGATAAATTTGCCCTTTCCAGCATGCTGGATCAATTTCTGCAGAATCTAACATAGCTTGAAAGTTTTCTTTAGGAATTAGTTTTACAAAATTAGGCTGTGGAAGATTATGATTCCATCTTGGACCTTGTGCAGGTTGAATATAATACTCAAATTGCCCTTTACGATTTTTTACAGGAAATTTATCCAATCCATAAAATCTAAACGTGGGTTTGAAATTCACGCTGTCAAATCCCATACCAAGAAGATATTGTTCTAATTCTCCAGTTTGATGTTCGTTGTGGGAAAATACCAAAGAATCTGCACGGGCTAGACCACCGTTTTCAATAAGTATTTTGGCGTTGTTGATAATCTTGTGCCAATCCGTGCCGCGCCTATAAATTGAGTGAGTGTCTGCAAGCCCATCAATGGCAAAGATAACTCGTACTCTTTTGCCTAGTTCTTGTCCCAACTGTTTCCACCACTCCGATGATCTCAAACTGCCGTTGGTATGAATATCAAGCTGACAATTGTCAGTGGTATTACTTGCTAGATATTTAAAGATTTCAAAACAATCTTTGGCCATCAATGGATCGCCATTGTTACCGCAAGCAAAAACATGGCGCATTTTGTTGAGAAAAGACGGTGGAAACCATTGCTTGAAGTTGTCAATTGAGATGTCAGTATTGGTTATATGCTCGCGCTCAGCACCACCAAACGCATTTCTCGGACACATCGGGCAACTTGCCTGGCACCTGTCACTGAGTTCAAGATGCATTGAAGTGATGTTATTAGGGTAACTCATATGTCCAATAGTTTATTATTAAACAACGACGTACCTTGTGTAAGAACGTGTAAGGATATCCATGCATGGTGTTGGGAGCTGGTATGAAGAACATACAACGATTATTTTTTGATTCTACAACATGATGAACGGCAACGCCATCGTATATAGTTGTTCCTTGATGTAAATCAGTGTACACTATGGCACTGAGTTTTTTTTCTAGTAAGTCATGGTGTGGCTCGAGATAAAAAGTACCTATGTCGCTTATCACTTCCAATCTTGGAAAAAGATTTGAAAAATCACATTTGGTCACTTGCTCAAAAAAATTTCTATAATAACCGCAGATTAAACTTTGGAAGAGCGAATGCAAGTATGGATATAAGTTTGCGTTAGTATCGTTTACAAACAACCTATTGGAATTTAATCTAGTTCCATAATTTTGTTGAGGCAGGATATGTTTGATGTTTTTGACCTCCAATAGCGTTTCACTATCTAAAAAATCATCTGCCATCCAATATGTCCATGGCTGAGAAATCATCATAGCATCAATCATATTTTTTTCCCTAAAAGCATATATCTAGTGTAAAGAGGCAAAACCAATTCACCTTCCCATATGACATTAATATGGCTAGCTTCTTTGAACTCTTCAACACTATTATGAGTTCTAACATGTTCGGGTATATCGTAGTTGTTGCTTTGCAATACGAGCAAACTATCTTTAGGAGTGTAGGTTAACCAACTGTCGTATTGCTCTTGTGTAAGATGTTCACAACTAGTGTTAATAATAATATCAGCACTCATATGCATTGGTTGGCTAATATCTACTACACTTGCACGGAACCTTCCTGCTATTTCTTCTAGCTTATTCATTTCTTCTGCTATAGGCTTACAAGTAGGATCAATATCATAACTAGCAATATGCGTGATCGGAATGTTGCTTTGAAACAACATACTGGCTAATACTCCTACCCATCCTGCACATATTTCTATGCTAGAGGCCTGAACAACATATTCATCTAAGTTGTCAATCAACCACTCTTTGCTTTTGAGTTGTCCACTCCAAAAGGCATCCATAGTCCGCATAGGATTTTCACTATTGCGAATAGCCTGCATCCAGTAGTGTAAGTGTTCTGTATCTATTTGCATTTTGGTATCTTGCTGTCTGCACTACTAACGCACCGTTCCGTTATACATTTCTTTGGTGCGGAAAACAAAGTAAATTTTTCTATTGTGCCCAAACTTTCTTCTTTGCAACTGTATGCTCGTTTAACTTCAGCACCTCTTATTATAACACTCTGATAGCCACTATTGCAAGTCCAATTGGTAAAACTATTGAATCCTAATGCGTTAAATCTTTCTGCTTGATCTATGTAGTAGTTATCTATTCCGTCTGTTAATCTTATTTGAAAACCTTCCTGTTGTTTAAAATCATCCTGCATTATTTTTATCATATCGGGAGTATAACCATCTACTACAGCCGTAGCAGTATTATTGCTTTGTGGTTTAAGAGTTACATTAATGCCACGATTTCGTAGACGATCGCAACGTTCAAGTGTTTCATAAAACACTTCAGGCACCATTACCTGATTAACTGTTACGTGTACATGCTCATGCATTAGTTGTAAGCATTTATCGACAAATTCCTGTTCTTTAGCAAATTCTGCATGGAAACTGGCTGTGATACTCCTACGCTGTAGACAGTCAGTAATATCGCACCAATTCTTCCACCATTTTGATCCTGGCGACAAATTGGTAGTCATGTGTATACTTTGATACGGACTTTCGAGTTCATCCAAGTGTTTAATGAGATTGAGAAGGTCTTTATATGCTGTCGGCTCGCCGCCACTGAAACTCCAGTGGAATTCTGTAAATCCATTCAAACGAGCTTGACGTTTAATTTCATCTACTGTAGACTTATATACATCTAAAGTTTGGTAATCCAAATTATCGCTTCGAGCATAGGGCCAACAGTAAGAGCATCTGTAGTTACAAAATCTGCCCAAAATCCAACTGACATTAAACAATGTGCGATCCAACATAGTTTGTTGTCCAAATTGTATAATCTGTTCGAAGGGTATGTTAGAAAATTGCATTATAGATATTTAATCGCGCGAGAACAACGCTCACTAAATATTGGTATGATTAAAATCTTTATCGGATACGACCCACGAGAAACTATAGTATTTCACGTGTGTAATAATAGTATAGTTAGACATGCATTAAATCCCGTGTCTATAACACCGTTGTCATTACAAGGGCTATCTTCTTTGTATACAGAATTGCATACCGATGGCAGTAATCCATTTACATATACACGATTCTTAGTTCCACACTTGTCCGACTATAAAGGCTGGGCGATTTTTATAGACGGTGATATGCTACTACGAGATGATATAACTAATCTTTGGAATTTAAGAGACGACAGTAAAGCAGTGATGGTTGTTAAGCATGATTATAAAACTACCGTATCTGAAAAATATTTCAAATTTAAAAATGAAAATTTTCCAAGAAAAAATTGGTCTAGTGTTATGTTATGGAATTGCGGGCATCCTGCCAACTCTATTCTTACACCTGAATTTATACAAAATGCATCTGGAGCAGATGTACACAGATTTACTTGGCTCAGCGACAATCTAATTGGCGACTTGCCATTAGAGTGGAATTGGTTAGTAGATGAATTTGGAGCAAATGATAATGCCAAATTAATTCATTTTACACTAGGGGCTCCGTGTTTCAATCAATTTTCAAAAACACACATGGCATCAGAATGGCATCTTGAACGCAAATACACAGAGTGTTGCATTGACACCAAAAACATTTGACTTCATTATAAAATGATAGTATACTAGCATCGTAGACGTGAGTGTAACTGGTAAACCTCCTCCTAGTAAGCTGATCCCAGCTGAACGGAGGGAACGGGTCTGGCTCTTAGAGTGACTTTGGAAGTTCGAATCTTCCCGTCTACACCATTTTATTAACACACAGAGGCACATATGAAAAAGGCATTAGTAGTTCTAGCAGTTCTAGTAAGCACACAGGCATTTGCGTATAGTGAAAGCGCAGAAGTAGAATTCCCTACAAGTAATAACTTTACTAGGCAATCTACCATTAGCTGGATTCCAGTTGATGATGTAAATGCTCGCTGT